GCAAGGGCCGTTCTACGACGGCGCCGCTCGCCAGAGCCTGAGGGGCGGCAACTACCGCGCGGCTGCAGCGATCTCGAAGATCCTCGGCGTGCCGATGCGGGAGCTGTTTCCCGGGATGTACCTGACCGCTCGTCCCGGGCGGCCGGATCCCGTCCGCTCGGAACACCCGCACACTGCCACGCCGTCCCCCTCCTCGACGAGTCCGAAATGCGGTCTCTCGGCTGACACGGGAGTGGCAGCATGAGCGCTCCTTCGTCAACGCACGCTCGGATTGCTGACAGCTCTTTCGCGCCGCATCCCCTGAACGAGGTCGACACGACCCGGGCGGCGCGCACTGCGGAGGGGGTGCATCGTCCCATCCCCTCCGCCCAACTTTTCACCGCCGCCTCCGGCCTCGCCATCGACATCCTCGCCGCCCTGTCGATCGGCGCCTTCATGGCCGCCGTCCTGATCTGGGGGCGCCGTCTTCGCGGGGAGGCTGTGATGGATGCAACGACACCCAGCGCAGATCCGCGTCGCCTCTCGCCTTCGGCGGCGAAGCTCCTCGAGGAGATGGCGGAGGCCGAGCGCGCCGTCGGCGATCCGCGCAAGGCCGCCATCCTCGAGATGCTGCTCGACTGGCATGCGCCGGACGACGACCCGATTTCGATCTCCAGTGATGCCGAGCTGATCAAGCAGAAACGAGATGCTCAGGCCGCCCTTCTGATCGCGAGCACGAAGGGGGTCCGGACCAAGATCAGGGCTCTGAGAAAATGAAGGCCAACGTCTCGCGCTCCGACTGTTCGAAACTCGCGACGGTCAGATCCCCTACACCGAGGTGCGAGGCCCCGTCGACGGCATCGAAAGCCGTCTTGCGGATCACGGAGATGATTTCAGGGCCGTTCTCCGTCGCCGAGAGGGCCACGACGAGCAGTCTCACCGCATTGCGCAAGGCCTCGATCTGCCCATCGCGCCGCGCGTCTTCGAGCGTCATCCCCATTCCTCCGACTCGTCTGGTTGTGCGTCGAGTCTGAGGACACGCGTCACCTGCGTCCAGTGGTGAGACGGCGGGGGCTGACCCGCAGCGTTCCTCCCTGAACCTCCCCGGGCGGCGCCATCCGCCCGGGGCCTTTTCGAAACCCCTTCGAACAGGTCGACCATGAAATTCCAATCGATAGAACTCTCACGCATCGACGCGACCGGGCGCATCCGCCCGCTCGATCCCGTTTGGGTCGAGACCTTCAGAGAAATGATCGCCGGCGGCGATGAGCTCCCTCCGATCGAAGTCGTCGAACGTGGTGATGCCTTCCGTATCGTCACCGGCTTCCGACGTCACGCCGCCCATGTCGCGGCCGATCGCACGACCATCGAGGCGCGGGTCTTCACCGCCGTCGAATTCGCCGACGAGGCGTCGCTCCGGCAGCGTCAGATCAAGGCCAACATGGCGCAGGGCGAGCTGACCGCGCTCGATCGGGCCATCCACCTCGCGGCGTGGAAGGAACTCTACGAAACGGTCAACACGACCGATCGACGCGGCGGCAACCGGCGCGGCGCCGATCTCGACACCAATTCGCAGGATTTTGCGAAAAGGTTCTCGCTCGCGGCCGCCGACGCCCTGCAGGTCTCCGAACGGTCGGTTCAGATCGCCATACAGATCGCCTCCGGCATCCGGCCGGCCGTACGGTCCCGGATCGAGCTTGCCCCGATCGCCCGCGTCGCCTCCGAGCTGCTGCAGCTCTCCCATCAGGACGACGCGCGGCAGACCGCGATCGTCGATCTGCTGCTCTCCGACCCGCCCCAGGCCGGATCCGTCGCCGAGGCGGTCGCCATCCTCGATCGGGTTCCGGCACCCACGAAGCTCACCGGATGGGAGCGCGTCTCCGACAAGTTCTCTCGTCTCCCCGTGATCGAGCAGGATCGGTTTTTCTCGGCGCACGCCGACGCAATCGACCGTTGGCTCATGCAGCGGGGTCGTAGGGCGGCATGAAGCGGCGCGACGGCTCCACGCTCGATCTCTTCAAGGATCTCGAACCGGCGCCGGTGGTGCCGCGCTTCGAAGACGAAGAGGTGCGCGCGTGGAGCCCGGCGCGGAGCCTGTCCCGGGCGATTGCCCTCACCCTCGACGAGGATGGGAGGCCCCGCGAGGAGATCGCCGAGGCCCTCTCCGAGCAGGTCGGCGAAAAGGTGTCGAAAGCGATGCTCGACGCGTACGCCAGCCAGGAGAAGACCAATGCGATCAGCGCCCTGCGCCTGATCGGTCTCGTCGCCGTCACGGGTGACGCGCGCACCGTGAACCTGCTCCTCGCCGAGGCGGGGTTGATCGCGGTCGATGCGAAATACGAGGCGCTGCTGCGACGCGAGATGGCTGACGAGGCGATCGAACGCATGACGGCCGAACGACAGGCGGCGGATGCCGAGTGGAAAGCCAAACACGGACGGGCGAGACGATGAAAGAGTGGCTGACCGCACGCGAGCTGGCGAACGAGGCGCTGCCGGACCTGCCGACCACCGAGAGCGCGATGATCCGCTACGCGGCGCGCAATCGCTGGGCCGACAGCATGGCCTACGCCCGCTCCCGCAGTGGTCGGGGCGGCGGCATCGAGTTTCACGTGGCCTTGCTCCCGACCCTCGCCCGCCTCGAATACGAGCGCCGTCATCGTCAGATCGAGATCATCACCCCGCCGTCGCCGCCGCCGCCGGCTCTCGTCCTCGGAGCCGATCTCACCGACCGCGCCGCTCGCGAGAGGGACGCGCGCCTCGCCATCGTCACCGCCTTCGATGCATTCGCGGCGGCGTTCAGGATGAGCGACGCGAGCAAGGTGCAGATCTTCGTCGATCGCTACAATCTCGGCAGCCACCACGTCCCCGAATGGGTGCGTCAGACCATCCCGACGCTCTCGAAGCGCAGCCTTGCCCGCTGGCGCGCCGTCAAGGGCAGTGGCCGCGTCGATCGGCTCGCCATCGACCGCTCGGCCGCTCGCAAGGGCAAGGGCATCATCGAGACGGCGAACGGCGGGCGGGTCCGCACATTCGTTCTCGCCCTCATCGCCCACCAGCCGCTGCTGACCGCCGCCCAGGTGCTGACGCAGGTTCGCGCCGAGTTCGGCGATGAGTTGGTCAATCACGACGGCGTCTTGGTCGAAGTACCGCCCGTGCGGACGTTTCAACATGCCTTGAAGGCACTAAAAACCGCCGAGAAGGTGTTGCTGACGAAGCTCTCCGATCCCGATCGATATCGGTCCACCATGGCGCCGTCGGGCGTCGGAACCTACGCCTGGGTCAGTACGCCGAACGCCCTCTGGATGATCGATGCCAGTCCCGTCGATGCTCTCTGCGTCGATGGTCGCTGGTCGATATATGCCTGCATCGACATCGCGACCCGGCGGACGATCTGGTACGTGAGCCGCACCCCGCGTGCCGAAGCGGTGGCTATGCTGATCCGCAAGGCGCTCCTGGCCTGGGGCGTCCCGGACAAGATCAAAACGGACAACGGATCGGACTTCAAGGCGCAGACGACGCAACGACTTCTCTCGGCGCTCGGGATTGAAGTCGAGTATTCAGACCCCTACTCGCCGCAGCAGAAGGGCCACGTCGAGCGCGCCATCGAAACCTTCCAACATGACTGCGCTGCCCTGCTGCCGGGCTTCATCGGCCACAACGTGTCCGATCGGAAGCGGATCGAGGATCGGAAGGGATTCGCAGCCCGGCTCGGTCAGGACACTGCCGAAACCTTTGGCGTGACGCTGACGGGGCCGCAGCTCCAGGACTACGTCGACCGCTGGGCCGGCGAGATCTATCTGCACCGCGACCACGGTGGGCTCGATGGGTTGACGCCTCATGAAGCTGCAGCCCGATCACCGGCTCCAATCCGTACTGTCGAGGAACGCGCGCTCGACGTCCTGCTGATGCCGGCAGCGGGCAAGGGCGGCCTGCGCACCGTCACCAAGTTCGGCATCCGCATCGACGGAAATCACTACGTCATCCACGAGGCCCTGCCGGGCACCACCGTTCTGGTCCGCATGGATCCGATGGACGCCGGCCGGGTGCTCGCCTTCGATGCAGAGACCGGACGTTACGTCGGCGATGGGATCTGCCCCAGCCTGCGCGGCATCTCGGCTGCGACTCTGCTCGCAGCCAAGCGCGAGATCACGACCGAGCGACTGGCGAAAGCGTCGCGCGAGGTCCGCGCCGACATCAGACGCCTCATCAAGGGCCCCAACCTGCTGGAGCGGGCGCTCCAGGTCGCCGTCCGAGATGCCGAGACGCGCGGTGAGAACGTCGTCGCGCTGCCGACGACCAAGCGCACCGAAGAGCATACCACCCCGGCGATCGCCGCCGCGCTGGACGTCGGCCGCCCGGCGCCGCGCCGGACGCTGTCGGCCGAGGAGACGGCCGAGCTGGAGCGCATGCGCGCCGAATTCGAGGCTGGATCGCCGACCCCTCAGAGGGGCGCGACGGCTGAGATCCACGCGCTGCCCGAAAGCCCGAAAGCGAGATTTCGGCGCGCCGTCGACCTCGAGGCGCGGCGGGCCGCCGGGCTCGGGCTGGCGGAAGCCGATGCTCGGTGGCTCGGGCTCTATCAGACCAGCGCCGAGTACCTCAACCACCAGGATCTCTACCGCGATTTCGGCGGGGACTGGCTCACCGCGTGAAGCCGCGAGCAGGCAAAAAAAGGCCCGGGCGAACCCGGGCCGACAGTCGAACAGGAGCAGAGCATGACGATCGAATTCGCGGAGGTCAAGCGAGCAGCGCCTCTGAAGAATGTCGTGGCCTTCAACGGGCTGGTCAAGAAGTTGATCAACCGACCGCCGAACGTCACCGGAATGGGCGTCTTCTTCGGTCGCTCGGGCCTCGGAAAGACCCAATCGGCGATCTACGGGGCGAATACATCGCGGGCCGTCTATCTCGAAGTGGGCCAATACACCACTGCCAAGACGATGATGAAATCGATCCTCATCGAACTCGGGGTGTCGGTCCCACGCGGTTCGATCGATGAGATGATCAGTCAGGCGATCCAGCGGCTGGCCGCCGATCCGTCGCGCCCGCTGATCGTCGACGAGGCCCATTGGATTGCCGCCAAGCGGTTCGTGGACGTGCTGCGGGAGCTGCACGTCAAGAGCCGGGCGCCGGTGATCATGATTGGCGAGGAGATGCTCCCGGCCAGCCTCGAGCTGTTCGAGCGGGTCCACAACCGCATCCTCGATTTCGTCGCGGCGGAACCCTGCGACATCGACGATGCGCGCACGCTCGCCCGTGCCTACTGCCTCGGCCTCACCGTCCGTGACGATCTCCTCGAGGAGATCCGCAGCCGCGTCGCCGGCAATGCCCGCCGCATCGTCAACAACCTCGCCACCGTGCTCGAGGAGGCCAAGCGCGCAGGCCGGTCCGAGATCGGTCTCGCCGACTACGACGTCCGTCTGATCGCCACCGGCAAGTCGCCGACCCCGAGGAGTGCCGCGTGATGCCTGCTCGCCCTCTCATCGAACACGTCGCACTCAATTTGCGCGTCCCGCGTGGTCAGGACGGCTACTGGTCGATCATCATCGATCTCGGTGCCGGCGGCAGGGCCTTCACGCTCGCCGACGTCGACGGCCGCACCAATGCAGGTCGGTCCATCGTCGCCGACTACGTCGGTCGGCTGGTCAAGGGCGGCTGGCTCGAGATCGTCTCGACCGAACGCCTGCCGAAAATCGGAGTGCGCCATACCTACCGGCTCGCTCGGACGGCGAGGGACGCACCACGCCTGCGCCGTGACGGGTCCGAATACCCCGAAACTGCTCGCGACCGCATGTGGCGAGCGATGAAGATGCTCGATGCCTGGACGCCGGCCGACCTCGCCGCCGCGACCGAGACCGAGGCGCTGCCGCCGGTCGCGCTCCTGACGGTCAAGAGCTACGTCTGGCGCCTCGATGCCGCCGGCGTCGTCCAGAAGATCGACCCGGGCAAGCCCGGCATCCAGGCGACCTATCGCCTGCTGCGCAACATCGGCGCGGCAGCGCCGAGGATCCTGCGCACCCATCTCGTTTTCGACCCGAACTCCAACACCGTCCTCGGCCCGGCCGAGGCGGAGGAGGTGTGACATGGCGAGAGGCCCTGAAAAGAAGGACTTCGTCGCCGCCGTGCGGGAGACCTGGGGCGAGGGCGCGCCGCGCTGGGTGATGGTGCTCGCCGAGCGCTGCACCGAAGAACGTCAGGCTGCCGTCGCTCGGCGGCTGGAGGTCTCCGCCTCCATGATCTCGGCCGTGCTCGCCAACACCTACACGGCGAAGGGCGGGTCGACGACCGGCCTCGAGGCCAAGGTGCGCGGCGCCTACATGGGCGAGACCGTCGACTGCCCTGTGCTCGGCGAGATCGGCACCGATCGCTGCCGAACCGAGCAACGCGAGCCGTTCCGCGCCACGAGCGCGATGCGCGCGCAGCTCTATCACGCCTGCCGCAAGTGCTCCCACAACCCCGACACTGGAGAGTGACATGTCGACCCCCTGCGACATCAACCCCGCCATGACCCTCGCCGCCATGCGAGACTGCCTCGTCGCCGAGGCCTCCGCCGTCACCGTCACCGATACCATCACCCTCGGCCGATCGATCGTCTGGCTGCTGATCGCAGCGCTCGGCGAAACCGTCGATGACGTCGACGCTCTCGCCGAGGGGGCGGCGGCCGCCGATCGACTTCAGCGGGAGCTGGCGGTCGCGCGCGCTGAGATCGGTCGTCTCGAGACGCGCCTCGCCACTACCGAGGCTAGTGATCGCTGCCCGATGCCGCTCGATCCTTATCATCCGATGGGAAAGAGCCGCCTGGAGCGCGACTTCCGGCGCCAGGAGCGCGACTCACGGCGCGGCGGCGCCGACATCGTCGACCTCAGCGCCATCCTGGAACGAGAGCGGTGCGCGACCGGCCGGTCGCAGCCCTCGGACGGGGGGGACGCGGCATGACCGTGCGGCTCACCGAAACGCGGATCGCCGCGCTCATGGCCGCACGCGCCGGCCGGCTGTGGAAGATCGGCCGCTGCTGGAGGCATCGCGGCACCAAGGGTCGCGCCTACGACGAGCGCACCATCGGCCCGATGGTTACCGCAGGCCTCCTCACCGATCTCCATGGAAGCCGCGAGATCACCGAGGCCGGTCGTCGTCGGATCGCCGAGTTGGAGGGGCGCCGATGAGCATGAGCGCACCGTCCGACTTCGAAACTTACGCTTGGGGCGAGATCGTCGAGACGCTCCAGCTGATCGAACCTGTGCTGCATGGCTGGAGAGACATCGTCAACGCCGCTCCCGGCTCGCCTGAACAGGAGCGAGCCATCGAGGCGATGGGCACTGCCTGGGCGCATCTCGCCGCCTCCTACGACACCCTCCGAGACATCCACCACATTTTGAAGGACGCTTGAAATGGCCACCAACGCCACGCCGATCGAAGAAATCGCCGGCTCTCGCTACATGCGCGATGCCTCCGGCTCGCTCGTGCCGGTCGAGAACATCAAGGCTCAAGACGCGCTGATGGACGAGGTCGTCGGCAAGATCTTCGCCTTCGCGACGGACCTCTCTGGTCAGATCGCGCGGTTCAAGGAGCACACCTTCGCCGACCTCACGAGCTTCCAGGATCTCCTCCAGCAGGAATATGGGGTCAAGAAGCGCGAGGGGTGGAAGGGCAACTATACGATCAGCTCCTTCGACGGCCTCAAGAAGGTGACGGTGCAGATCGCCGAGCGCATCGACTTCGGGCCGGAACTCCAGGTCGCCAAGACGCTCGTCGACGAGTGCCTTCGCGAATGGTCGGCCGACAGCTCGGCCAATCTGCGCTCGATCGTCAATCGCGCTTTCGCGGTCGACCAGCAGGGCAAGATCAACAAGGGCGAGCTGTTCTCGATCCTTCGTCTCGAGATCGACGACGAGCGCTGGCAGCGCGCGATGAAGGCGATCCGGGACAGCATGCGGGTCACCGGGACCAAGGAGTACGTCCGCTTCTACGAGCGCACGAGCGCCGAGGCACCTTGGACGGCCATCTCCCTCGATATCGCCGCGCTGTGAGAGGTGTCGCCATGGCTGTCCCCATCCGCCTGATCACGACCGCCTATGCCCTCGTCACCATCGCCTTGCGCGGACATCTGGTCATCCAGGTGACCGCCACCGTCGTCGCTCGCGAGATTTCCGACGATGGCGAGCACGCGATCCTCGTCGATGCCACCGGCTGCCGTTGGGCGCTGCCGATCCAGCCGCCGCCCGAGAGGAGCGCGTGATGTTCGACGACTTCGACTTCGACGACTTCGCCGACCTCGGTCTGAGAGTGGCGCCGAAATCGCCAGATCTCGTCATGACGACGATCAAGATGGGGCGGCAGGGCGCCGATCGGGTCCAGTTCAACTTCCGGCCCGATGTTCTCGAGGAAATCGAGGGGCTGCGGTACTCGATCGCCTTCGCGGTTTCGCGGCGGACCGGCGCCCGCGCGTTCAAGATCCGGTCCGATGTGACCGGCCGCTTCGAGGCGCTCAGACCCGGTCGCGGTGACCGCCGGCTGCTGCGCTGCCCGATGCCAGTGATCGGCATGATCCCTGCCGAAGGCAAGGCGGAACCCGAATATTTCGTCGATCGGGTGGGAAAGGCGATCCTGGTCGAGGTCCCCGACATCTTTCTTTCCGCGAAGCCGAAGGCATTGCCGCCGCCGGTCGAGGCCGTCTCCCACCCGTCGTCGGCGGCGGTCGACGAGGACACGCGCGTCGAGATCGACCGAAGACTCAAGTCGCTGCTCGCCGGCGACGTCGACTTGCCGCCTCGGATCGGCGGCGAGTCCTTCTCCATGTCCGAAAGAGGCATCCTCTCGGCGCTCTACCGTCATCCGCAGGTGCGGCGTGAGGGTCTCCTCGCCGCCTGTCACAATCCGAGCGCCGGAGAGGACGATCGAGATCCCAAGTTGGTCGACGTTCATCTTTCGAAGATGCGCCGTCGCCTGCAGGCGCTCGGTCTCGTGATCGAGCGCTGGGATACCGGCACCTATCGCTTCACGCCGACGTCGAAAGAGCGCCTGCGCGGGCTGCTCGAACAGCCGGACGCCGGGCCATGAGGTGGATCGACCGTGCTTTCCCGCCCGAGCGCGAGGATCCGCCTCCGGTGAAGCCGGCGGCGCCGCCGAACCCGGCGATCGTCGACCTCGCGGACGAGCGCGCGACGCTCGCCGCCAAGGTCCGCCGTGGCATCCGCTCCCGTCATCAGGAGCGGATCCTTCGGCGGATCGCCGAAATCACCCGAGAGATGCTCGGGGAGAGGAGAAAACCATGAGACGCGCGGGAATGTTTCGGTATGCGCCGATGTCTCGGTGGACCGTGAAGCTGGCCCTCCGCCGCACTCGATGCCGGATCGAGGATGCAAAGGCGGCCTTGGCCGACATATGCGGCATCTGGGGCGATTTTGATCAGGGATTCGTCAACGGCGCTGATGAACGCATCGTCGAGCTCGATGACTGGATGGCGGAGATCGCCGAGAGCGTGCGCGAGAGGCTCGACGCGGGCGAGGAGGTCGGTCCATGAGCGGTCTCCTCGCCAAGGTGCAGATTGCGCGTCGCCAGCTCGGCCTCGCCGAGGACGACTATCGCGCGATCCTCGCCCGCGTCACCGGCAAGACGTCGTCGAAGGGGCTGCCGGACGGCGCCCTCGAGGCGGTGCTCGCCGAGTTCCGTCGCCTGGGCTGGCAGCCGAAGGCTGGCAAGACCAGCGGGTTCGGCAAGCCGCACGTGCGCAAGATCTACGCGCTGTGGAAGGAGGCCGGGATCGTCGGTGCCGTCGAAAACGCTTCGAAGGAGGCGCTGCGCGCCTTCGTCCTGCGCCAGACCGGCAAGGCGGCGCCCGAATTCTGCTCGCCCGGTGACGCCAATCGCGTCACCGAGGCGCTGAAGGCGATGATCCGTCGGGTGGAGGAAAAGCGATGAGCATCACCTTCAATCGTCACGGGGCTTGGTGCGACGCCTGCGGTGCCGTTCTAGGACAAGAAGAAATCGACTTCGAGTGCTGCGACTGCTGCGGCGGCGAAGGCTTCGGCGAAGACGATGACGACGATTTCGATTGGTCGGCGGACAACGAGAGAGAGGCGCGGCGCGATGGTTGATCTCGCGGTCGTCGGCCGTCTTCCCAAGATCGAACTCGTCGAGCTGGTATCGCTGCTCGCTCATCGCCTCGGCGGATTACCCGACGAGATCGTCGACGAGGCGCGGTTCTTCGCGGCCACGCGGCGCGCCGAAGCGGCCAATGCCGCCGTGAGTGAGGCCTTCGCCGACTACCTCCGCGTCAGGGACCTGCACGAGCGCGCGATCGCCGAGGGGCGCAGGTCGACGCTCGACGTCGCCGGCGCCGCGCTGGCCTATGGCCGCGCGGCGGAACGGGAGCGCGATGCCTTCGCTCGGCTCGGAGCGCTGCGGATGGAGATCGGCCGATGACCGCCCGCGTGCCCATCGGCCGTCAGATCGGCACGCTCGTCTCCGAACAGAGCTTCGTGGCGCGCCGGCTGCGCGATGCGTCAGCCCGGGTTGGCAAGACCTGCCTCGACCAGTGTCGCATCGACGATCACATCGCCACGCTTACGGGTATTGAGCCGCAAAGTGAGAGCACGCTTTCCCCACTCGCCCTCTTGCAGTGTCGCAATCTGAGCTTCGGCGAGAGTTCCCTGCGGCACG